GGCTCACGCGAAGCACCATATTCACCTGTTATTGTGGGAGATTCCAATATTGGAAAAACTTCTCTTACTCAAGTTATAGCTCGTGAAATTGGTGTTCGTCAAGGTTTTAATACCACTGCTCGTTATCAATGTGTGATCCAAGGAAATGATAAATTCTGGACGTCTTACAAAGGTTATACCGAGGTCGTTATTTTAGATGATTTTGGTAATACCAAAGTAGATTATATGCAAGAAGATGAAGGTTCTAAGCAAATTATGATCAAGAATAATCAGATGTGTTACGCTCCAAAAGCTGATGTCAGCGAGAAAGGACGTATATCTGTGCAACCAAAATTGCTTTTAATCAATTCCAATGCAGAATCTATGTTATCAGAGATGTCTGTTTGTCCTTATTCTCGTTATAGACGTGGTGATGTTTATATTCGCGCAATTGTGCGTGATGAATACGCACGAATCGTTGATGGTGAGAAAAAGAATGAAATTGATGCTACGAAAGTTCAAGAAATGCATGCACGCCGTGATGAAAATGGACAGTATATGTTTAATGAACGTGGAAAGGTCATAATTGACCTACCCACTTTGCCCAATTTGTGGCACATTTCTCTACAAAAGCCATATGAAATAAAAATGGCTGCCGTTCAAGATGAACCTCGATCAAAGATTCCGTTGCGTACGGGAGCTGTGGAACAGCCATTGCGACAGAAAAATCGTAAATCCGAGATGAGTAATACGATTGGTTGGAAAAATGTTACCTACATGAAGAATAATGTTCTTTGTGAGGCCACTGGACTAACTATATTTGAGGCTTTAGATGTTATTAACTCTGAAGCTAATACATTTTACTCATTGCAAGCTGGAGTCGTAGATATGACTCATCGTATGGATAGTGATTATGTGCTTTGCCCATGTGGGTGTGGCACTAGTTCTGTTTACTGCTCAAGTTTGAAGGCATTGTCGCCTACTGACGTGTGCATGGAGAGTCACAGTTTGATGGATTTCGTTGGATTTGCTCAACGTGAAATTACCACGCAAGTTGAAGATGCTAAATTTTCCCTTCGTTCGTGGTTTGATAGAGCTATCCCAAAGAAGAGAGTCCAGAATCCGGCGCAAAGTATTGCTCATTTGTTGTTGCGATTTGTTTCCAGATTTACACCAGTTTATTCTGAAATGATTATGCAATTGGAAGAAACTATGTTAGAGTTCTCGAATGTTCAATTACTGCGTTTGTATCAACAAGCGGTTAAGTGTTCGGCTTTTGATATTACTTTTTGGATTCCAGATGTTCTATATGATTCATGGCTTGTTCGTGACCTGGTGCATTGTATTATTGCAAAACGCCAAGTTTTCGTGACATATAAGTATTTATTGTATGGCTTAGTCATCCCGAGTCTGTTAGTAGTGATCGGTAGTATCATTCTATTTTGGAATTACCCTCTCATTATGTTTCTCATGTGTGTCTTGACAATTGCAGTTGATTGTTGTGTTTATCAACGATTAATTGATATGTCAAAAGACGCTCTAGCAAGGAGTATTGCTAAGCGCAATGAGAGTTTGTCTCCTGCGCTGAAAGCATTTAAGAAAACCTATTGTTCGTATATTTTCTATGGACTAGGTATTGCCGTATCAGTTATGGCTATTTTAAAAGTTGCTAAGAGTTTGAGAGAAATTTTGACTGTTGAATCTGGAAGTCTTTTACACCCTACCAGTGCTGATGATGTTACATCGCGTGATGCACTCCCAAATGAATGGAGTGAAGCAACACGTGTAACGTGTGTACCAGGAACTACCACAGCTGACCAATTGTTGGATTTAGCTAAGCGTAATACTTTTAGCGCTAGGGTTCATGGAACTACTGGTAATAGAGTTGATCGTACAGTTGTTCTTCACAATGGTATGTGCGTTTTGCCTAAGCATTCGTTTATTGGTATTGGTTCTTGTTTTAAACTTGAACTACGCAGAGATAATTGGAGAGTTGATATTCCTCTTGATGAGACTAACACTTGGCTGCATCCTGATAAGGACATAGCCTGTGTTTATAGTGCTCGGATTTATGGAAAGAATTTACTCAAGCATATGCGTCAGTCCGATGTTCGCGATACACGTTTACCTTTTCAAGGCTCTAATATTATGTATTCCATTTTGAAACTGGATAACACATGGTATCAAGATTCCTCGATAGGTTATTGGAACGCACATATTCGTGCTACTGAGGGAACATTTTGTGGATGGCGATACAAGAGTTCAATTGAGTCCCAACCAGGTTTCTGTGGAAGTCCTATGGTTGTTCAGACTGGTGAGGGATGGCGATTTGCCGGAATTCATCTTGCTGGAAAAGATTCAGAGGCTGCTTGTGGTAGTGTATGTTTGGAAGATTACCAAGCTGCATGTGCCAAATTCGCTGTGTTGCCTGATATAGCAGATGAAGGAGTTATTTCCAACACTGTTATTGGTCAAAAAGATGCTGTGAAATTAGATGCACCAATGGATGATTCTTCGCCTTTAAAATGGCGTGAAGGTGATATTAATTACGTTCATTTAGGTTCAGCTGGTGCTACATCAAAATTTTATTCGTCTGTTGAACCTAGTTTAATTGCTGAAACCGTTGAGGAAATCACCGGTGTGAAGAATAACTATGGTCCACCTATGACCAATCCTTGGTATCAACCGTACCATTTGGACCTGGATAAACGTGCCAATCAACCATTAGGTTTTGGGATTAGTGAGATTAATATTGCGCGTCAAGATTACATTCGTGTATTGTCAAAGACATATAATGAAATGCATCCTGATGTGCGTACTCGCTTAGTTCATCGTCCTTTGGATAATGTTGAAATCATGTTTGGAATTGATGGGTTAAAGTTTGTCGATCGTATGAATTTTGCTACATCACTTGGATTCCCTTATACAGGTTCGAAAAAGAAGGCTTGTGTTTTGGATGGTAGTGGTGTACCTGTTGATTTTGAACCTTGGGTGTGGGAAGAAGTTGCTGCTGTTGAGAAAATGCTGATGCATGGACAGCGTGCAAATCAACCTTTTAAAACATCTTTGAAAGATGAGATCACAAAGCAATATAAAGACAATGGTGAACGTAACACAAAAGTTCGTGTGTTTACTTGTGCGCCAATTACTTTGCAAATCCTGATTAGAAAGTATTTTCTACCAGTTGCTGCTTTTATGTCTCGATTTCCGTTGAGAAGTGAGCAAGCAGTTGGTATTAATGCATCTGGTCCGGACTTCCATGAACTTATAGAATATCTTAAAGTTAATGGTGACAAAGTTGGCTATGTTGCTGGAGATTTTTCTAAGTATGATCTCGGTATGTCCCCAGATGTGATCTTAGCTGCTTTTGGTTGTATGATTGACATTGCTCGCCTTATGAAATATGAAGAACGAGATTTGTTTCTCATGCAAATGATTGCTAATGAGGTTGCTAACCCAGTTATTGCTTATCATGGAGAACTTATCCGTATGTCGGGTAGTAATCCATCTGGGCAAAACATGACTGTGTATATCAATGGAATTGTGAATGCAATTTACCATCGGTGTGTCTACAATCGTGTTGTTAAAGATAAATCTTTACTATTTGAAGATAACGTTCGTGTGACCTTCTATGGTGATGATAGTCTTTTCGCCCCAAGTGAGCAAGTAAGTGATAAATTTCATTTTAATACACTGTCTCATGAGTTTGCGCGAGTTGGTATAAAATACACTCCTGCAGATAAATCAGATAGTGCTCCTGATTTTGTCACACTTGAAAACGTTGATTTCTTGAAACGTGCTCCTATTTACAATCCTGATTTGGGGATGTACCTAGGAGCTTTGTCAAAGGAATCAATTTTAAAATCCTTGTTTTGCTCTGCGAGTGATACACTACCTCCCAATGTTGCTTCTGGAGTTAATCTAGACGGTAGCATTCGAGAGATGTTTAATCATGGACGCGGGCCATATGAGGAATGGCGAGAGAAAGTCCAGATTATAGCTTCTAGACACAATCTAGGTGCGTTTATTAACAACCTTGATGTGTCATATGATAGTTATCTGGCAAATTTTGTACGTAGGTACTGCCCCGAGCCTGAATCTCATTAAACTTGTCATAAACGCGGACTGCCTCGCGTTGTGCTAAAGAGCAGACTACACATTTGGATACCATTCTTGTGATTATTTTTCTCACATATCATAAGTATAGGCTTTGTGTTTTAGGATGTAGATGTATTTACATAGGACTTGTCCACCAATTTTGAGATCGTGCTGTATTTAGTTTGACACCACTTATGCAGTATTAGAAATAATGTGTTACTAATTTTGATTTATTTAAAAGGTTTACGAAGCCCCCACAATGTGCTTCATGTGTAAGTCCGCAGGATAGCGGCAAAATAATTGATTTGCTTGAAAAGATTTACTGTTCAGTGCGCGAGATTCAATCTCGCGTCGCTCGGGACAATCTTTCTCGCAAGCGCACTTTCGCTACTCTGGATTCACATTCAGAGATAGAAGTTGCGCGAGGAGATACAGGTACCAAACAAGTTTTGGAATTTGTAGACTCCGACCCTGGTTATGGTGTTACCATTGGTGGAGCAAAAGATGAAACTTTTGACTCCATACAATCTGGTGACTCCACACTAGGTGAGTTTCTCAAACGTCCGATAAAGATTTTTGAGACGCGTTGGGATTCAACTGCTCCATTGGGTATCATTGGTGTTTATAATCCCTGGAAACTTTTTTGTGAAAATCCAGCAGTTTTTGAAAAGCTGAAATATTTTAACAATTTAAGTGGAAAGATGGTTGTGAAAGCTATGGTTAATGGTAATTCATTTTTATTTGGTCGAGCGATGTTGGCATATGAGCCACTCCCCCAATACAATGATTTATCTGAACCTATAATTACCTTGCGAGATTATGTCCCATACTCTCAACGACCTCACATTTTGTTGAATCCGACTAGTAGTGAAGGTGGAACCATGGAATTGCCATTCTTTTGGTACAAAAATTACATGAGTATACCTGAAAGAGATTGGGATAACATGGGTCAGTTCGCATTGATTCCACTTAATCCCTTACTTCACGCAAGTGGTGTGGATGCAGGTGTTTCCATTACAGTATATGCGTACATGGAAGATGTAATTTTGACAACTCCAACAGCATTACAATCCACATCACTCTTACATTCACATTCAAAGAGTCGAAAGATCACATTGAGTTCTAAAGATGAGTATGGGAAGGGAATAATTTCCAAGCCAGCTAGTGCAGTTGCTGCTGCTGCTGGCTGGTTGAAGAATTTACCTGCTATTGGTCCCTACGCGAGAGCTACCGAAATGGTCGCTTCTAGCATTGGTCAAGTTGCTACTTTATTTGGTTATTCTCGACCACCAAACATTGGTGGTGTTGATCAAGTAAAAGTTATGTCTTCTGCACCATTTGCGGTTGTTGATCGTCGTGATGAAGTTTTAAAGTTGACTCTAGACTCAAAAAATGAGTTAACTATTGATCCCACGACAGTAGGTTTGAAGTCAGAAGATCATATGGGCATTGTTGATATTGCTCAAAAATCTTCATTATTGACTACAGCCCGGTGGGCCACATATGAAAATGGTGACATTCCAGATACTATATTATTTACGTCTAACGTAACACCAGCTTTAAGTAATAATTTGGCTGGTGGCTTGTACAATATGACACCTATGGCATTTATGTCACAGATGTTTGAGTATTGGCATGGTACAATTGTATTTCGTTTTCAAGTTGTGTCTTCTAATTTCCATAAAGGTCGTTTGTTGTTACAATACGATCCCAATGGATATTTAAACACGGATGCCAACAAGCAGTACTCAGAGGTTATTGATATTGCTGAAGTGCGTGATTTTGAAGTAGAAGTTGGGTGGGGAGTTTCCTCACCTTTCTTAAAGATCCGCACAATTGGTGATGTACTCAACGAATTTAAAATTGACGGTACCACTGTAACACCAGATTCTATTCATAGTAATGGTCAGTTGACATTGTCAGTTTTGAATGAACTTACTGTTCCAGGAGACGCAGTCGCGGCCCCCGACATCTATATTAATGTTTGGGTTAAGGCATGCGAAGATATTAAGTTTTCTGTTCCAGATAGTACTAAAATTAACACTTTGTCGGTTACACCACTTTTGGTTTCCAGTTCGTTGCTAGAATCTCATTCAGATGCAACAACGATGGTTGAAAAGCAAGAAAATCAGCCTCTCGAAACCATGGCTATGACCATGAACAGTGAAGGAACATCCAATACTGACCATTATATGGAAGTATTTATGGGTGAGCATGTGACATCACTCCGCGATTTATTTCGGAGGTATTGTTTTCACACTGCGTGGCTCCTTCCCACAAACCCAAGTGGAACGAAAATTTCCACAATCCGGAACAAGGTTCGACCTTTCTACCGTGCGAGTTATAATACTATTGGTGATGGTGTATTGGATTACACCGACTCAGGTGGTGTTTCCCGGTCTGTTAATCCTGTTCCTACTTTTCCTCTTACGTATTGTATGCCAGCTTTTGTTGGATGGCGCGGTGCAATTCGTAGAAAAGTCATAAACAACAATGACACTGGTGGAAACATGCGCTTTATGTGCGTGCAGCGTGAACCATACGCTTCTTTTTCCCCAGGTCTCATCGAAGAATTTCCTGGAAGTCCAGTCGACTTTGCTAACGCGGTTGACTTGTCGAGGAAGTCATATATGGGTACCGAATTGACGACAACTCGTCTAACCGGTATGATAGAATTTGAAAGTCCATTTTATCAGCCCGCTCGCTTCCGTCCAACACGGACGCTAGCAGTAGATTCGATTTCATCCGAAGGATATAATCTTATGAATCTCAATCAATCAAGTCAGGCTTCGTCTGCCGAGACATTTATGCTCGACTACTTAGCCACCGGAGAAGATTTCTCCTTGTTTTGGTTTCTGAATGTTCCTAGAATGTTCAGATACGACTTTCCAATCGCCCCTTAATTCCGTTTCAAACGGAATGTCTTTTTACGCCTGGTAGGCATTGATGATACCAGGAATAGGTCAGGACCCGACCGAACGGCAAGACGCTATAAAGAATGCCGACGTGTGTCCC